ATGATGTCATAGCGGTTGTTGGTACGGCTCCTGACGCCGACCCTGCAGCATTCCCTTTAAACACACCTGTAAGAGTCTTCTCTTTCACGGAAGTCGCTAACCTAGATACCACTAATAATGGCTTAGGGTTTTTGGTCCACTTTTGTCAAAAAACGCTACAACAAGCCAAGGTGCCAATTTATGTTATTCGTGTTGAAGAAGGAGCAGATGACTCTGCAACGATAACCAACATTATTGGCGGTGTTGACTCGGGAACTGGTCAAAGGACTGGTTTGGCGTTGGTTTCTGAATGCATTGAAAAACCAACTTTACTGGCTGTCCCGGGTTTTTCTTCGAATGTGGGTGTGGCTCAAGCAATGGGGGCAATCAACCTTAAAATTGGTTGCCGGTTTATGGTCGATCTAGTTGGCTCGAAAGCTACAGATGTAATTGCGCTGGCTGATACCTTCGGTAATAAGGACACTGGATTTGATGGTTGTATCGCTGTCGCGCATAACGCTATATACACGAACAAGTATGGCGAATTGATCATGCCTGGTTCAGTGGTTGCAACAGGTGCAATTGCCGCTCAAAAGCCATGGATTGGTCCAGGACATAGAGGAGTGTCTATTCAGGGAGTTGATATTCGTTTTGAGTACAATGCTATTGATCCCTCAACGGATGGCGGGCTGCTTAATTCTCACGGGATTAGCTATTTTGCACCCACAAGTGCAGGTGGTTTCTCTTTTATCGGTAACCGTACACTAACAGGTCGTTTTATCGCGCATGTTGGTTTGGAACACGCTTTGATTCAAAAGCTTGTTGCAGCAATGGAAAAAGGTCTTGGCAAAATGCTCACAAAGACCTTTATGGAGCAAGAGGTTAATCGAGTGAATAACTGGATTGAGTCCCTTGTCGCAGATGAAATCATCATGCCTGGCTCTCGTTGTTACTTGCACCCGGAGAAGAACACGGTAGACAATTACAAATCGGGTCGTTGGTTTATCGTCGTTGAATATGGCGCCTATGGTGTTAATGAAAACACTGTCATAGAGCTTGTTGAGTCTGATGGCATTGTATCAGCATTTCTTGAAGGAGTACTTGCAGCATGAGCCAGTCATCTACTGTTGTAACTATTGCAGCACATTCCAATGGTATACCACTTATCGGTAAGACTAAGGAATACACACCGCCTGTGCTTGAAAAAGTCATGGATACTGTTAGTGAAGGGCGATTCATTGAAGGCCAGCGTGTTAAAGGCTACAAACTAAATAACTGGTCCTTCAGTCAGGAAGGTTTAACGCCGGAATTAGCCGACCAGTTTGGTCTTACTATCGGAGACATTTTTAGCATTACATTTAAGGAGTCAGTTGAAGACTCTGATGGTGAAATTGTTCAACGTGTTCACGAGATAACAGGCGAAATGATCAAGCGTGAAAAAGACGCAACCAAATCTGGTGATGAAGACGTGTGGAAGTGTGAGGGTACTGCAGATACTTACAAAATGACAATTAACGGGCAGATCATCGACGATATCAACGTTAAGACACAGAAAATTGTCACTGGCGGCAAAGATATCACTAGCCAACACCTAAACAACGTTCGATAAACACATAGCCCGCAAAATGCGGGCTTTCTTTTGGGCTAATATATGTACAAAGAGAAAATCACCCTTCGAGAGTCTATTCAAGGCGACAAGAACGAAGAATTAAAGAGAGTAACTTTAGTGCTGCCCAAGTTTGGCGAGTACGAAAAAGCGTTTATTGAAGCTGATGGTAATGAAGAACGGTTTGTTGATTTAGTGATTACAATCTGTTCAGGATTATCACAGAAAGAAATTGAAAGGCTTAAAAGACCAGATTTCAATACAATAGAGCTTTGGGTTCGAGAAAGAAGTACAAAACAAGCAGAATACTTCTTCGCCTTAGAAGGTGAGGAGCTGGAAAAGGATAGTCCAAAATTACTCCAGCCGCTGAAAGGACTTAAGCAGGTCAACCTCTCTACACCATCGGTAAAAGCGTCAAGAATGATGGGCAAAATTGAGCCTACGAAGGACAATCCATATGCCCAGAGTAAATACATTGTTAAAGCCTGCTCTGAGCTCATGGACAATCAAATTGAAGAGCTCTCAATGCCCGATTGGAACCAATTGATAAGCAGGTTAGACGATTTTTTAAATCAAGCGTCAGACTTCTTTCAGTAGATGACATAGAAAAGATATCTGACGCAATTCTCTATGCCTTCAACATACCTGATTCTGAATTAGATAAGTGGTCAGTAGATAAAGCGCTGCGCCGTTATGAACTCGCCATTAAAAAAATTAAAGCCTCATGAATAAACAGTTTATTTTTGAAGTTGCTTCAAAAGATAAGTTTAGCAAGCCGCTCAATTCAGCAGCTCAAGTAACCCAATCATTTAAGTCTGAGATGGTTGCTGCTAGAGCAGAAGTCAAAAAGCTATCATTAGCTCAAAGGGATATTCAGGGGTACCAGGCAACAAAAGAAGGAATAAAAACCACAAGCAAGGAGCTTTCTGGGTACCGAAAAGCAATGACCGAAGCGGGTAAAAAACTGGGTGAGTTTACGGCCAAGCAAAAACAACTTTCCGCGCAAAAGACCAAAGTGATAAAAGAGCTAGCTATCGCAGAAAAGGCTGGTAGCAAAACTGCTATTAAGTCTGCAAAAGACAAAATTAAAGCGATTGAGAAAGAAGAGCGAGCTGTCACCCGAAGCGCAAAGCAGCAGCAAAAAGTCCATGATAACAACTCCAAAAAGGTGGCTGGCACTACCAAACGATACGAGCAGCAGAGAAGAAAACTAAATGCCCTTCATCAAGAAATAAGTAAGGCGGGACTGAGCACTAATAACTTCTCTGATTCTCAACGCCGATTGCAGCTACGAACTGAAAAAGCAAACAAAGCTTTTCAAGCGCAACAGGCGAGATTGAAAAAAATAGGGCAGTTAGAAAAGGATCTGGGTGAAAAGCGTGAAAGAAGGAACGAACTATTAGGTAAAGGTGCAGCGACCCTAGCGGAGCTATACGCCGTTAATAGGTTGGTGAATACCTCAGCTGATTTTCAATCAGCAATGATTGAAGTAGAAAAGAAAGCTAATTTTCAGTCAAAAACCGGAGTGTCTTTATCTGAGCCGCAACAAGCGCGGCTGATGTCAGCATTGGAGCGCCAAATCTTAAGAGATGCCCCTTCTCTTGGTCTTGATCCTAAACAGATAGCGCAAATTGTGGCGACTGGCGCAGGCTCAGACATTGCTCGCTCTGGCCATGAACTTGAAGACCTGAGACGATTTACAACGTTGGCGGCAAAAATGGCCAATGCATTCGATGGTATGTCCCCAGATGAAGCGGGAAAAAGCGTTGCCACATGGAAGGCGGCATTGGGTCTTACCATTGAAGAATTGGAAATGATGGCGGGTGCAATCAATCACTTCTCTGATAATACGTCTGCAAACACGACAGCCGTTACTAAAGTATTGACCAATGCAGGTGCGATACTAAAATCCACTGGACTTGATACAACACAATCAACCGCTATGGCCGCAGCGATATTGGCCGCTAATGGTAATCAAGCTGAAATGGGGCGGACAGCTGCGAAAAACTTGGCATTAAGCCTGACCATGGGAGAGTCTTCAACCGCCAAACAGAAAGCTGCATTTCAGAGCTTGGGGCTAGATGCTGTTCAGATTTCTAAGGATATACAAAAAGATTCTGTTGGTACAATAATCAAGATTTTTGAAAGCATATCTAACAATGTATCTGGAGACAGAAAAACTGCAGTTATTTTTGATCTCTTTGGTTCTGAGTCGATCGATCCTATTACTTCTCTCATTTCCAATATAGATAAAATGAAAGAAGTTTTTGAGATCACCAATCAAAAAGCTGAAATGAAAAACTCTCTCGATAGGGAGTTCGCTAAAATTACCGAGACTTATAATTTTCAAAAAATCAAATTGAGATCAAGCCTAACCGTCCTAACGTCGGTTGTCGGTGAACATCTATTGCCGGCCTTTACTTTAGTGGTAAGTGGATTAACTTCGGCAACTGGTGCTATCAGTGAGTTCATGATGAATAATGAAGGTCTAACAAGTGTACTTGTTAAGGGTGCCGCAGTAGTGGCTGCTTTGAAGGCTGCTCAAATCGCTTACAAGATAGGTGCTGTTAGTCTGGATATCATGTTAGGCAAAAGAAGAATTAGTGAAACAAAGCTTGGAGCATCGGTTTCCGGAACCTCTAAAGCAGCACTATTTGCCTCTAGGGCCATAGACCGCTTGAACGCTAGTTTAATGATGACCGGGGGGAAAGGGCGGAGGGCTGGCAGCGCTTCTGTCGGAGCGGCTGCTGCCTCAAAAGGCGGAAGATTTAAAGGGATGATGGGAGCAATTAAGAGTTCTAAGGTTCCTATTGCGG